ATAGTCGACTTTAATAGCGTCATAGCCCTCAGCCAGAGCTAAACGACCTAAATCTGAAATCACCTGAATTTCATTGGCCGCCCGCCGCTGCAATCCAGGATCGGCGCCCTGAGCGCGGTATTGGATTTCAAGCACGCGCTGCCGATACAGGACCCGCAACTCGTTCAAGCTAATGACCCGTGCATTCGGATTAACGGCCATGCGGATAATAGCCCCTCCCGAGCCTGCGTAAGGAGTAACAGATCGAATCACATCATCTACGGTGCGCCCCCCTGAAACAGCTGCGACGTAAGTTCCGTTTCCGAAAGCCCCACGGCTGCCATAAACATCACCGGTCCGGTACTGCTCTGCGTGGTCTTCCGACGTGACGCCTCTGTAGACTTCCGTCCAACCCCGACCAGAAATCAAGGCGTCTAACTGTCCCCGGGTTACAACGGCTGGGGTTGAGCTGGCCTCAGGGTTCTCGTCGAACATTTGCCTCAGGATTGTATCTTCTCCCGTTACTGAAGGCAGGACTACAGGTTGACGAGAAACCGAGTACTCCGACACTCCTCGGAGACTTGAGGGCCGATACGTTGCAGCAATCTGAGCGGCTAACTCTTCTACGTTGATTTCTTCAACCTCGGGCCGTTCAATCTCGATCGAGGTCTCGTCGTACCCTTGCTCTAGAGGTGTTTGGCCCTCTCCGGGTTTAACCTCTTCCCCGACCGAACTGATGTCGGGGCGGCTAAAGCATCGGCATCGTGGGTGGGCTGGCTGATCCCGTCCATTCCATCCCTCGCCAATAATTCCCACAGAACCATCGCGAGGTTCGCAAACTGGGCATACCCGTTCATCGCGGACGGTAATCCAAATGGCGCGCTTCACGCCGACATCTAACCACCGCTGCTGGGCACCTTTGTTATACACTCTGGCGGATTCTGTCTGCGCGATTACCCGAGCGCGTTCAGGATTGTTGAAGATCGCGTTCAGGGATCTCTGCAGCTCTGTCAAGGGCTGGTCAGACTCAACCCAGGCCGAGACCGCCCGTTGAACTTGCTGCCGCGTGGTTGCATTTAATCCCCTGATCAGTTGGTAGGAATACTGCTGAGCAAAATCAAATGCTTCCTGCGACATTTCGTCCCAGCCAGACTCCACTACCGTAGCTCGAATGATGCTTCGGTAGTCGGCGGGAATATTGTTAATCAACGCCTGATTTCCCGCAGCCATGCCTGCCAGCGTAAGCTGCAGTAGAGGCCCCGGAGCGTCCATGGTTCCGACCCACTCGGAGGCCAGCGCGTCTTCAGCCTGTTCTAAAATGTCTTCAATCTGGTCAGCGCTAAACCCGCCAGAAACTCGTCCTTCGGTCTTAGACCAGATGTACTGCATGTACCCGAACCAGTCGGTTCCTAGCTCGGCGCTGATTTGATCGTACCGGTCCCAGTACTGTGCGTACTCATCCGGCGTTGCGGCTTCTTCAGGGTTACTGAAATCGACGCCCCGAAGATACTTAAATGCGTTGTCGAACAATGCAGCCGAGGGAAGGTTGCTTCTCAGCCCCCAATCAAGAGCTCGTGCAACAGGAGTGTCCTGCAGAGTCACCGGAGAGAAAACGGCTTTGGGGCCCTTCCGGTCCACCTTGGTTTTCCAATTACGTAGCTCTCGAACTTGAGCCCCCGATGCAGCTCGAGCAGTCCACGTATGAATCTCAACTCCGTCGTAGGCCAGAGTGTAATCGTTCAGGGTGACCGGCCAGTCGAGTTCGATGAAGGGAGGCAGAGACAGCGTGTCTTCTAACGTAGTAAAGCCGAGAACCAGATACGCGTCTTCGTCTTGCTCAGAGATTCCGAAGTCTGCCATGCTCACGAAAATCGAGGCTCGCAAGACCCTGAAGAACTGGCTTGGGTGGAACCGGATAATCAGGGTCCCGTCAACTATCTCGGCGTGCTTCATTCGCAGAGACACCCGGAAAGCCTCGTCTAGAGACAGCTCTCGAATTATTGAGCCGGCGTCAGCAGCAGAGATGCTGCCAGTGCTCGTAATGATTGGGACGTGCCAGTAAATGTCTTCAAGCCAATCGATGTCGACTATGTCTTGCTGCGCGAGCTCGGTGGCGATTGATCTTTTAGCATACTTAATGACCTGAGCACCCGGCAAGGGAGAGTAAATGGACAAAGCGCCGGAGGTGCGGGCTGATCTCAAAGGAGTGCCTGCTCCCAGTTGTGGGATCACGGGAAAGTGGGTTGTGCTGACATTGGCAGGGACTTCAGTCTCATCCTTGCCAGGATGCTCAGGCTTTGTAATAAGAGAGCGCGCAAGCTGGAAGGCCGGGAATCCTGGAGGTTGTGGGGACGGCATTGACCCGTGCTCGGCCAGCAGCGAAGCGAACTCGTTAATTTTGTCTACAGGCACTGGCGTGTTTGAAATGATAACGACGTCTCCGTTTGCTCCGAAGAAAGGCTCCCATCCCTGAGCCTCACGTAATTCGTTGATTGTCATCGCTCCCCGGTCAAACATGGCCAGCAGAGGATCCGGAGGAGTCTGTAAATAAAAGCGCTCGCGAGGTTCTAAGCCAATCAGCTCGCGCGCTTCGTTGTAATCAGCCAGTCCCGGTGAAGCAAGCATCTGACTGGCGGACGTGATTCTGTCAGCGGTCAGATTGCTCAGCGCCGGAACCTTCTTCAGGTCAGGGACAAGAGTATAAAGTTTTTTCTCAGTGAAGTCCCTCCACGCCCACTGGGTGTTTAACTTGTCTAGGATGTAGTTAAGTCGCGGCAGCGTCACATCCTGAATGTGCGACCGCTTGATGCTTTCCCGGGTGCTATTCGCAGAGAGAGGATCGCTGACGTCTCCGGCGCCGATTAAAGCAGGGTTCACTTCAAACGTGACGCAAATATCTCGACGCACTTCGGCCTTTAGGTCGACCATCGCAAGGCCTTCAGGTACGTTTGTAATCGGCTGCCACACCCAGTCACCGGACGACACAAAAGTCTTGTGAGCGTTCGTCGCGCCCTTAAAGGCTTTCCAGTCTGCTCGAGCCTTGTCCAACGTAGCGTCATCAACCACGGTCTTGGCGATCAACATGCCGTCCGGGCGGGCACCGTTGAAAAAGAACGAAGACGCGAACCGGATAATGTTGGCCTCAGTCGCGACTGGAGAGATCGCAACTTCGAAAGGCGACTTGCCTGAGGCTTGTCGGTTAGGGTTCCATGCAGGAATGTGCACGAGCTGTTCAGGCTGGAGAATACTATACTGATATCGGTAGAATAAAATCTTCCCGGTATTGTAGTCATACTCGGGATCTACATCTTCGGGGTGCAGCCACTGCAGGCCGGTTAAGAACCCGTGATCGTTCGGAACCTTTTTAAAATACGCTGCGCCCCAAATGTTCATCGCAACTTCGGCGTGCCAGAGCAGCTCAGGAGAGTTTGAAATAAAGAAGTCCAGCGGATGCCAATCACCCGGCAAATCGCGATGCCGTGAGTTCTTCACAGAGATCGGAATCTGCGACAATGTGTTCGCCCGAAAGTTAATGCAAGCAAACGCAGTTGCCGACACGGAGTACAGCCGCGTAGCCTCATGATCGGAAATCTCCCCCGCGCCGTTAATTGCCTGGCGCCAAGAGGATTCAAGAGACCGTTTATATTCTGAGGGGCTGTAGATCTCCTCACCGACGGTGTAAAAGATCGTCATCACCACACCTCCGTAGAGGGGGTTGCTCCGAGTACCAGCGTGTGACACAAAGCAAGCACAAAGCTGTACGCAAGATCGTCATGATCTCCCGAGGGAGCCGAGAGCGAGCTGCCTTCAATTGCTGCGATCTGAGACATCGTTGCCTGCGTGTGAATTTTACACATACGGTCCCTGAAGACATCGGCTGCGAGTGACCATGCGAGGGGTTTGGTGGCTGAATTCGTTAGCCACCCCGGTTTGCCGTCCCTGCCGGGCAAAAGACGTGCAAAGATAGATTGCTCCAAGACCAGGATTACCGCATGGCCATGATTGTTCCTTTCCACCATGACCTGAGCGTTATTGAAATAGTCGCTGAGGGTCGCGAGATATTGTGCAAAAGCTGAAGGTTGAAACTTCCCTCTGAGAGATGCCACTTCCTCGAGGGTATCTTTTCGAAGCACGGTCGCCGCGCTGTCATCGCTGGTAGGATTGCCTTCGGCGGGGTCGGCTCCGATGATGTACTTCACTCCCGGCTCGGGCAGGAAGTACACTCTTAGGCTTGGAATAGTCGGCAGCATGTAATCAGCTCCCGGCTCTTGCACAATCTTGCCCAAGCGCTCGTAACAAGCATCGATCCACTCGGCCGGAATGCGCTTATCCGCTGACTTAGCAGACAAGGCCTGCTCCGGGGTTTCTGGATACATCTCGTGCAGCTCGTCGAGCGCCCCTGTGCGCGCTTTAATCGATTCGGCCAACTCACGGTACCAGGCTTCAGTCCTTAAGGGGTGTGCGTGCCAGGGAATGAACACGGTCGCAAATTTGTGCTTGCCTTCTTTGGCGGGCGCGGCCGCGGCCTTGTAAAGCATCTTGAACCCGCTGTTCGGCTTGCGCTTGTCCGGTCGGCCGAGAATTACTAGTCGACCTCCCATTTCAATTGTGGGGCGGACCGACACCAATAGCTTATCAAAGTCGGCAATAAAATCTGCCTCATCGATGATTGCGTATGTCGCTGTGTAAGTATCACCGCCCGTGGTCGGAAACGCCCGCACAGTCGATTCATTAGACAACGTGAACTGATGCGTGTTGCTCTCGATGATTTTCTTGGCTTGCAGCCATCGGGGCAGACGCCAATACATTCCCTTCAACCGGTCATCCAGCAAGTGTACTGCTTCGTCGTCACGTCGACTAAAGATAAGTACCTGAGCGATCGGGCGGAAAAGAATCTCGTGAATCGCGTCTGCGATTACTAGCCAGGAGAACCCGACCTGCCTTGCTTTCAGTCCGAGGCACAGCTGATTGCGGTCGAGAACGTCAAGCACCTCGGCTTGTGTGGGCCAAAGACGGAAAGGAATCCAATCACGTCGAACGGAATCTTGAATCTTGCAGTAGGTCTGAACGAAGTAGTTTTTGCTAAGGCCGCAAACAAAGACCTCCTGAGAATAAGCATCCCAGGAGTCGAATTGTTCGAATAGAGTGTCCTGATCGAACCCGTACCGGTATGTCGCTTCTAGCAACACCTGGTCATGCGTCGGGATCGGGGAGAGCTCCGTCTTCGTTTGCGCGCTTACCACGTTCAACATCTCCCAGCTTGCGGAACAGTCCCGCAAATGCATCCACGGCGCTTTCGATCTGCCCCTGATCGCCTTCCTTAACCACCTCCACCGCGGAGCGGCCGTATTCCCTCGGGTGGCGTCTTTCAAGCAGCCATGCGGCTGCTCGCCAGTCTTCAGGAGCAGACGCAGAGATCATATCAAGCCACTCAGATGCAGCGTGCCACTCAGCCTCCCGATAGTTCAGGACGAACTGCGCGAGCTGCGAATCGGTTTCGCCGTTCTCAAGTTCTTCCTCCCCCCACGCCAGCCAATTGAAAAGGGTCTGTCTTGAAACCCTCCCGGCGTAGGCTGCGATGTTTGGGGTAGCACCTCTGCGAACGGCTTCGAGGATGGCTTCAACGTTTGATGTGTTGAACGTCCCTAGCCTCGGAGTTCTAGCCATAACAGCCTCCATTACTTTCCTTACAAGTATACGCTTGAGTTCGAAATAAATCAACACGTCCCAGTTACTCCTCGAAATTTTCTCTAGAGGGGCTCTTAAAATTGTGTGTATTTGTGGGTATTTGTGAAAGCATATGTTTTGATATTTTTTATAAATAAAAGAAGGCAAGTATTTATAAAATTATACAAAACCCCGCGATCCACAATTCCCCACAATTCCCCAGTGTTTCATGCGCTGAAACCCTGAGAGATTGAATTCCAGGATTTCCTGGATTAAAATAATTGTATGGATTGGCCAGATCGAAGGAGGTATTCTATGAACTCTGGCGTGTATGTATGGGCCCTGAAAGATCCGAGGCTCCCGGCTGGAGCTAACATCGTTTACGTCGGTTCAGGGCAAAAACCTTGGGAATCGGTCAAGAGGCATCTAGAGCGGTCGTCTAACCCGCTGCTGCTCAAGTGGGTCGAAGACCTGCACACCGACTTTCCCGAGGGGATCGAGATCCTCGGCCAGGTGGTGGCAGATCGCTGGCACGGCGATCCCGTGGAAATTCCTCCCGCGCGTGAAGGCATCACCCGCGTCGAGTGGGCGATTCTTGACTACGAGGACCCTGTCGAATCCAGTGATCCAAACGCCATCCCGGTGCCTCTCGGCTCTCGCAAGGCCTACTGGATTAAACGATTTCGCGATGAGGGCCACCCGCTGCTGAACCGTGACGTTGGACGCCCTCGTGTTCAAGCTCGCCGCCCGGTCAGTATCTTCTCGCTGTGAGAAGAACACAAAAAGAGCCGAGGACATTCCCCGGCTCTTGCCCTTCCCTCGATTAGCGCTGCGCGCGCCTCGGCGCCGCCCACACGTGCAGCTCGTAATGCACAACCAACCCGACGATCAGCTCCCGGTCTTTGCCCAGCAACAGCTCGACCTCCTCGTGCGTGTAGTCATCTGCGCACAGTGCGAACAGCCTCGTCACAAGCGACCCGTTATCCAGTTTGCGCACTTCGGCCAGCAGCGAGTCCATCCGGCGAATCCCTTCGATCTCAGACATGATGTTATGCTCCTTATGCAACCCTTACTCTATCTTTATTATATATCGAAGGGTTGCCATAAGAGGCGTAAGGTTTTTGTTTCTCACCAAAGGCTCACCAAACAAAAAGACCCACCCGCGTGGGTCTTTTCTCGGCTCTGGAACTATCTTGTTAAATCGTCCCGGAGTAGCAGCAGCTCGTTGATCATGTCGTCAAGTCTGCTTCGCCAATTGTCCAGGAGGATGTTTATCTCAACAGGCCAATCATGGAGCTTGACTCCCTTGTACCACACCTGGATGTGAAGGCCTTCCCCAGGAACCGGCTCTGGTTGCGGCTCAGGTACAGGATCCGGGCTTGGCATCGGTGATTCTGCAAGCGTCAGAAGCGGCGTCCCGAAATCGCTAGCCACTGGCACAATGTCAATCAGCAAGACATCAACCCTTCCCTCGATCTGAGCGTTCGCAGTTTCGAAGTAGAAGCCCAATTCGATTGTGACTGGCGTGTTCACTTGGATCACCGCGATGTGTTCTGTCCCTGGCGCGTTGCTTTCCGACCACTTCGGAAACGTCCCGCTTGCTGCGTTGTATCGAGATCCCCGATGCACGACCTCGAAGCTCCCGTAGAACTGGTTGCGCACTCCGACGTTTGGATTTGTTTGGCGGTTGAACGACGCCTTCAAAACATACCTCCCCGGAGAGGGGATCTTGACGTCAGTCTGCTTGTACCCGTATCTCCCTGCGCGCCAGCTTACTTCCACCCGACTGCCCGACGGATTTAAGTTGAACACCTCCGGCTGCGGGCCTGTAGTCATCGTCTCGACAAAATCCCAGTGAGGCGGTATGGCCTGAGGCCTGGGAGGGTCAAGATCGTACCCCTGGTGATAAGCAACGCCTGCGAGGATCGGGTTTGAAACGAAAGGCATAGATTCCTCCCAAATAAAAAAAAAAAGGGGGGGTCATACCGACCCCCTTATCAACCGCACGATGATTGTCAGCCAGCGACCAGATGATCGGACAGC